ATGCAGATTGCCGCGTCACTGGGCAATTCATCCGTGCCTTCTGGTGGCCAGATGGCGATTTTCACGTCATCGTTGGCGGTTTCGACGCGCGGTATCATCGTGCGTTCGCCGATTTTCCATCGGCCGTCTTTGAGCTTTTCCCATGCATACGCGCGAACGATGCAGTCGTGTCCGAAGACTCGCACATCGAAGGCGTCACCATCTCCATCATTGGAGAGCATGCCCATTCTGACCGGCATTCGTCCCCTTTCGTCAGACAGTGGCGGGACTATGCCGGGCAAGTCGCTGACGATGCTCGCATGCATCCATGATGCTTCCGGCTCGTGCCTCCATGTTCTGACAAAGGCCGCAACTGATACCAGCAGTGAGATTGCCGCAATTATCACGGACGGCATGAGCCACTGTCCCATTGATTCTTCCTTCCTTCGTTCGTTCGTCATGTGGCTTGGTTCTTCCTTTTCAAGCCTACGGCGGGGGAAGGAACCCCTTGTAGTTAACCGACCGATGGAGGTGTGGTGATGGATTGTAGGACTGCGCGGGTTACGCCGGCGTCGTGTGGCCGGTTCCGGTTTCGCGTGTTGAATTTCTATGGTCGTGGGGTGCACATGGACGTGTTTATGAACCCGGACCAGCTGAAACAGTGGCGAGCCGAGATTGATTCGGCTTTGGAAAAGGACGCGGTGCAGCTGGATATCGAGGAGGCGTGACGTGATCCGCAAGTTATGCCAGTTCGTCGTGCTGCTGCTGGTTTCGCCGTTGGTGTTGTTCGCTTTGGGCATGTGTCTGGCGTGGGACGGTATCGCCGAGTTTCTGGGATGGTCCGACCATGTATGAGTTCACCGTGGGGCCGACGCCTCAGGGCTATGTGGCCGTGACGATCATTCCGACCATGGGCGGCCGTAGGAGGCCGGGCCGTGTTTACGCGTTCAGTCGTGACGAGGCGCGTGTGTTGTTCCGTGAGCTTTATTTTGCGTTGTGTTCGCTGCCGCCTGATTAGGCGTGTGTTTTCTGGATAACTGAATGTGCCGTGACCGGGGATGTGCAGGGACCCGGTAGCACGTTGACGGGTCTAACCCACTGCGGACGACTGGCGCATCGTTACTAGCGAGACGAAACCTGTCACCCTTGCGGGGGGGCTTGAGCGCTTCCCTACCACCAGGGCTTGCCGGTTAAGGCGTAATAGGGCGGCGTGACCACACGTTTTGTGGGGGTTCTGGCGGGACCATTCACGGCGGACGTGTGGCCGCTCTCGACAATGCGACGGCCCGGCTCCAGACCGAAAGCCACGCGTGGAGACCTTGCAGACGATTGATTGCAGACGAACAAATGTTCGTCTGTTTTCGTCGCCTGCGTCTAGGTCTCCCCGCTCTAACCCTCACCACCCAAAAGTCTCTATCAATCAACGTTCCGAATCGAGGTTCACATTATGGGATATGCAGTCGATTACAAACCAACCCGCAAACGCAACAGTCGCCAGTCGAACGCGAGTAAGACGAAGCTGAGGAATCTTCAGGCCATGGTCAAGTACATGCTTCCGCAGATCCTGACGCGTTGCGAGTGTTCCGAGACCATCACGCGGCCGGAGCTTATGACGCTCATCGGATTGAACGCGAACAACCCCGCCCATGACCATGACATGCAACTGATCCTGTCCGAAGGCAAGGGAGCAGGCATCCATGCGTGCGGCCGCATGATGGGCATGAAGACGTACGCATGTCGGGACGTGGCCGAGTCGCTGAAACGGTGGTGCCACTGATGGGCCGCCGGTTCCTGTACGCGCGTGAGCTGGCCGAGTTCCTGGGCAAGTCGGGGCAGACGCTGTATGTGTGGCGACGCCAGGGCAAGGGGCCGAGGTGGTGCATGTTGGAGGGCCGCGTGGTGTATCTCGTGGACGATGTGAACAAGTGGATGGGGAAGAGGCAATGAAGCGCAAGAGGGTGCCGCCGAACATGGCCGCGCAAGTGCTGCTCGCGTTCGGCTCCGATTGTTGGCTGGATATGCCGGGTTGCACGCACAGGGGCACGGAGACCATGGACCATGTGAAGCCTTACAGTCTCTACGGCCCGACCGTTCCGAGCAATCTTCGGCCGGCGTGCAAGCACTGCAATTCGTTGCGCGCGGATCGTGTGGTGTCCGGCTTCGGCGCGCAGGTCACGGCCGTGATAGGCCCGCCGTGCGTGGGCAAGACCGCGTATGTGCGCGACCACATGGCGCCGGGCGATATCGTGGTGGACCCGTCGCGTCTGGCGGTCGCGTGCGTGGACGACGGCGTGGAGGCGCGCCAGTTGGCCGATGCGTTGTGGGGCAGCGCGTACCGGCGTGTGTCCCGCATGCTCACGGCCAGGCATGTGTGGCTGGTGCGTGCGCTGCCGACGTCCCGCAACAGTCCGAATATGCTGGCCGAGTGGATCGCGTTGAACTTTGACGTGGTGGGGCTGGACGCCGGCGACCAGCTGTTGCGCGGGCGCATGGCCGAGTGCCGGCGTGGACGTGACGACGTGGAGCTGTTGAAGCGATGGCGCCGGCTCGGCATCACGCAAGCGAAGGTGGACGGGATGCTGGAGACGCGGCGCACGCAGCTTTCGCGGCTTCGCCTGATCGATGGCCCGTCTTCGCCGCCGGCCGTGTCGGCGCGGCCGCGATGGTAGCCGGTTTTTTAAACGGCCATGGTCAAGGGACACCCCGCGCCCACCGATTTCGTATCCCCAACCCAAATAAAAAAAGCCGCGCCGGCAAGGGCGCGGCGCTCCACCAATCGGCAGAATGAAGCCAGTTCCAGACAGTAACACCGATAGGCTAGGAGCGCAAATCATGGACGACAACGACAAGCAGATGACACTTCCGGGCATGGAGGACAGCGACGAGCTGACCAACCCGCTGACCAGCTCCACCAAGGAGCTCGTCACCGAGCTTCTGCAGGACGCCGCGAACCTGACACCCCAGCGGCACGCCCTGTGTACGCTGCTGCTCACGTGCGCCCGCACCATCGACCGCCTGTGTCGCAAGGGCCGCGACATCTCCCGCATGGTCACGAGCTATAACGAGACCATCGACCGCTTGCAACCGTCCGAAACGTCCGCGAAGGCCGGCGACCTCGCACAGCTGCTCAAGGACATGGCGCAGTGAGGCCGGCACCGGCGCGCCACGCGACCCCTCGCGACCCCTCGCGTGAGACGGACGGCGGCAAGGTGGCGCGCATCTCCGCCGCGTTGGGTCAACCGCTGATCCCATGGCAACGCCAGGTAGCTGACGTCGCCGGTGAGCTGGACCCGGAAACGGGCACGTACTATTACGACCGCGTTATTGTCTCCGTTCAACGCCAGGCGGGCAAGACGACGATAAGCAAGGCCGAGCAGGTGCGTAACGCGCTGCTTGGACCCGACCGTGAGGTGTGGTATCTCGCGCAGACCGGCAAGGACAGCAACGAACAGTTTCGCAAGCTGATTAAAAGCGTGGTGCGCTCCCCTCTGGCGGCGCTGATCGACGGGAACCCGCGCATGAGCAACGGCAGCATGGCGCTGCCGCTCGTCAACGGCAGCACGTTGCGACCGGGCAGCATGACCGAAAGCAGCGGCCACGGTTTCCAGGGCGATTTCATCAACCTTGACGAGGTGTGGGCGCTGTCGGCGGTTCAGGCGAAGCAGATTCTTGACGGTTTCATCCCGACGACCACCACGCGCATGAGTGCGACCGGCGTTCGCCCGCAATTGTGGATCACTTCGACCGAGGGCACGGCTGAAAGCGAGTATTACAACGCGCTTCTAGACCGCTGCCGTGCCGGCGACATCCCGAAACGTTGGGCGTTCTTCGATTGGGGGCTTGACCCCGCGAAGGACAGCGAGGACCTGGACGCCGTAGCCCGCGCGCACCCGGGTTGCGGCTACCTGTTCGACCGTCGGCAGCTCAAGGACTTCCGCGACCAGTTCGCGGACGACCCGGCCGGCTGGCGGCGCGCGTTCTGCAATCTCCGTGACACGTCCAGCACCGAACGCGTCTACCCCGCCGCCTTGTGGACGGAGACCGAGACCGCGCCGCTCGACCTGTCGGCGCTCGACCTGGACACGCTCGCGTTCGGCGTCGCGGTCGGCATGGAATCGGAATCGACCGCGATAGCCGCCGCGTGCCGGCGCGATGGCGTCACCGTCGTGCAGATCGTGGACGTGCTGCCGGGCACCGCCGGCGCGGCCGAACGGCTGGCCGACCTGCAATCACGGTATGGCGGCGCGCCGATAGCCATAGACCGGCGCGGCCCGTCCGCGCCGTTGGCCGACCGGTTGCATGAGGTCGCAGCGGACGGCACGCCGGAATACCGGTTGTCGGATATCGGCAACACGGAGATAGTCGCGGCCGGCGTGCTCATGCTTGACCGGCTCATGCAACGCCAGGTGTTGCACGTGCCTGATCCGGCGCTGGACGACGCTGCCGCCGTCGCGGTGCGCCGGTGGGTCGCCGACAGTTGGGTGCTGTCGCGCCGCAACAGCGAACAGGCGATTAACGCGCTTGAGGCCGCGCAACTCGCGGTCACCGCTTCGCTTCACGCGCAGCCGGCCGCGCCGTTGCAGATTTTCGGTTAGACGTTCTATGACGTTTTTAGACGTTCTGCGATGTTCTTATACGCCGGTTTCGGCGTGGCGCGCCGGCGAGCGGTTGAATCGGCCGCATGAGCTTCATTTCCCGCATCTCCAACACCGCCGCCCTGTTGCTTCGCGCGGCGCAGACGACGGACGACGTGGAGGAAGCGGACGCGCCGACATTGCCGCCGCGATTGTCCACGTCGCATGACCCGCTGGCGTTGTCCACCGTATTTCGCGGCGTGCAGATCATCGAGACGGCGGTCAGCAAGCTGCCGCTGATCCAGTACGCGCCGGACGGCTCGCGCATGCGGCCGAGCACGCTCATCACCCGGCCCGACCTGAACCGTAGCCGCCGCGACCTGTTCGGCGACCTCGTTTCCGCTCTCGCGTTGAACGGTAACGCGTTCCTGCTCAAGGTCGAGGCGGGCGGCGTGCTCGTGGGAGTGCGCAGTCTGCCGCCCCAGCTCGTGACCGTCACTGACCTGAACATGGACCCGGCTAACCCGCGCTTGCGCTACTCGTACCGTGGCGTGGACTACGGCGCCGACCGCATCGTGCATCTGAAGCTGTTGAACGTGGCCGGCCGTTTGCGCGGCATGGGCCCTATCAGCGCGGCCCGCGAGGAGATCGAGGGAGCGCAGGACACTCGCGCCTACGCGTCGAACTGGTTGGACAACACGGCGCGGCCCGCCGGCATCCTGAAAAGCGACCAGATATTAAGCGACCAGGACGCGAGGACCGCTAGCGAACGGTGGGCGAAGGGCGGCGCCGGCGGCGTGCGCGTGCTCGGCAAGGGCCTGGACTACACGCCGTTGGCGTTGAGCCCCGAAGACCTGCAATTCATCGAGTCCCAGCAGTTCAACACCACGCAGATAGCCCGCCTGTTGGGCATCCCGGCGTCGTTGATGCTCGCGAAGGTAGAAGGCACTTCGCTGACCTACTCGAACATCGAGCAAGAGTGGCTCACGTTCGCGGAATACACATTGTCGGCCTACGCTGACGAGATTTGCGAGGCCCTCACGTCGCTGCTGCCTGAGGGGCAATGGTGCACGCCCGACTGGGATTCGTTGCATCGTTCCGACACGAACACCCGTTACAGCGCCTACCAGACCGCCATATCCGCCGGATTCATGACGGTGGACGAGGCGCGCGCCCGTGAGGGATGGGCGCCGATCAACCAGACCACACCGCAGGAGGTCACATTATGAGCGAAGAGGCACGCACCATCACCGTGAAGGGCATCGAGCTACGCGAGGACCAGGGCGACGGTACCCGCATCGAGGGCATCGCCGTGCCGTTCGGCCAACGCATCGGATTGTGGCGCGGCGCGGCCGAGGAGTTCGCGCCGGATTGCGATTTCGGCGACACGACACGCACCAAGTTGAGCCGTGACCACGGCCGTCTCATCGGCAAGGTCACGAACGCGACGCGCGAGGCCGACGGATTGCACATCACCGCGTCAATCAGCGACACGGCCGAGGGCCGCGACACCGTGCAGCTGATCCGCGACGGCGTGCTTGATTCGTTCAGCGTGGGCTTCATGCCCGTGACCACCGACAAACGCACCGAGGGCGACACGAGCGTGTACGTGCGGCGCGCCGTGAAACTGCTTGAGGTCGCCGTCACCGGCATACCCGCGTACACGGGCGCGGCCATCACCGGCCAACGGGACCAGGAACACGTCAACCAGGAAACCGACACCAAGGAGGAAACAGTGGAAAACGAACAGCAGTCGGCGACGGAATCGCGTTTCGACCAGCTCGAAATGCAGATCCGTTCGCTCGCGGACACCATCGGCCGGCAGAAGCCGGAACCGCCGCACGTCATCGGTGGCCAATACCGTTCGGCCGGCGAGTTCGCGAAGGCGCTTGCGGCCGGCGACGACACCGCGTATGAGTTCATGCGCGAGGCCCGCGACCTGATTTCCAGCGCCGGCATGAACAACACTAACGAGTGGGTCGCCGACCAGATCAAGCTCATCCAGTCGCGCCGTAGCGTCGCGAACCTGTTCCAGCATGCCGCGCTGCCGGCCACCGGCATGACGCTGGAATATCTCAAGCTCGGCTCTAACACGCTGAAGGTGGCCGAACAGACGGCCGAGGGCGCGGCCCTGACCACCGGCAAAATCACGCTCACGAGCGCGACCGCCGCCGTGAAGACCTATGGAGGTTACGCGCAGCTGTCGCGCCAGGTCATCGAACGCAGCAACACGCCCGCGCTCGATACCGCGCTCCGCGCGCTCACCATCGCTTACAGCAACGCGGTGGAGGCGGCGGCCCGCGCGCAGCTGACTGCCGCCATCACCGGCGCCGCAGCGAACAAGCTGGAGACGCCGGCGGCCGTGAGCGCGCTCACCGCCGACCAGTGGATTACCGTCATCATCAACGCGGCCGAGGCGGCGGACGGCCGAGGCGCGCAGCTCGGCACGCTCGCGGTCAGCAAGGACGTATTTGACAAGATGGCGAAGATCACGCGCAGCGGCGACGCGCTCATGGACGTGTCCGGCGAGGGCGTGGACAAGCTCGGCAGCATGAGCCTCACCGGCATCACCGGCCGCATGCTGTCCGTCCCCGTGCAGATGGTGCCGGGTGCCGCCGCGAACACGGCCGCGTTCATCGACCCGACCGCGTTGCAGATGTGGGAGGCCGGCGGCCCCTTCCAGCTCCAGCAGGACGACACCACCAAACTGCTTTCCAATTACAGCGTGTACGGTTACGCGGCGTTCGCGACCGTGTTCACCGGCGGCGTCATGCCGTTGGGTCCGAAGGCCACCGCCTGAGTAGGCGCACATGGACCAGTTGCATGACAAGTTCCTGTCGATGATGAACGTCATCGGCAGTGACGACGAGACGCGCGCCGACGACTGTCTGGCGACGGCGCGCGCCTACCTGTCGGCGAACCTGGGCGAGACGTGGGACACGGTGCCCGACCTGATCCAGTCCGATTGCGTGCTGGCGGTCGCCGCCGACCTGTTCAACCAGAAGGACGCGCGCAACGGCGTGATGAACGTGGACAGCGACGCCATCGAACCGTTCCGCGTCTCCGCCGACCCGTTGCGCGCCGCCTGGCCGAAGCTCCGCGCCGCCGGCGTGCTCGCGGGAATGGGGATCGCATGACAAACACCATCACCGGCAAGATCGACGCGCTCATGGAACAGGTGGCCGGCGCGTGCGGCGACCTCGTGGAACACGTCACCATCGACGAGACCGAGGTGAAGCCGCCACGCGGCAAGGTCTGCGTATGGGTCAAACCCCCCGAAGTGGCATGGCCCTACGCGGGCGCGGAAAACGAACTATCGGTGCGGCTCGTGTTCGTCGCCGGCAGTCCCTGGGCGCAGGCGTCCGCGCTGCCGCTGCTACTGGCCGCGATGGACCGGCTCGCGGCGTCCGCGCTGCCTGTCACATCGGCCGAGCCCGTCGGCTTCACGCGTGGAGACGCGACGCTCGCGGCCTACCAGATCACACTCAATGAAATCTAACGAAAGGAACAACCATCATGGCGGACAAGATTCGTACCCTGGGACCGGGAAGCCTAGTCATCGGCTCCTCAGCCGACCAGTACAAGCTGGACGTCGATTGCACGAGCGTGGAACTGTCGCCGGACAATTCGAGCGAGGACCCCGACACGTACCTGGACGGCCACGAGGAGGGCGGCGCGCTCACGACGTCGTGGAAGCTGTCGGGGAGCATCGCCGAGGACTACAGCATGAACGGCGCGCAAGTCTACTGCCTGAACCACGCCGGCGAGACCAAGACGGCCAAGTTCATCCCGAACACGGCCGGCGCGCTCCAGCTGGACATGAACGTGGTCATCGCGCCCATCGCGTTCGGCGGTGACGTGAAGACGAAGAACAAGAAGGATTTCGAGTTTTCCGCCACCGACGTGAAGGCCACCGCGTACACGAATCCGAGCGTCTGACATGACCGCGAAGGCCGCGTATGTCGTCGGGCAAAAACGTTTCGTGCGGACGATGCGCAAGGCCGGCGCGGACATGAAGGAGCTCAAGGAAGTGAACCGGCGGGCCGCCGACATCGCCAAACCCGAGGCGACGGCCCGCGCCCCACACGGCAAGACTGGCAAGCTGGCCGGATCAATCCGCGTCGGCGCCACGCAGAAGGCCGGTATCATCCGCGCCGGCCGCAAGACAGTGCCGTATGCGGGCCCGATCAATTACGGTTGGCCGGCCCGCCACATCAAACCCCGAACGTTCGTGAACGACGCCGTGGCATCGACAGAGAGC